CTCCACACCCCCGGCCTGATTTGCCACGGTCTTCGAGGCCAACTTGTGCTCGCAACTGCTGCGGAATCCCTCGGCACCCATATTGCAGGGGACCTATACGCCGGCAAGCTCTATGGTAACGGCTCTTTGATGTCCGGAATCCTGAAGACCGAGAAGCATCTCGAAGAGGAGAAGGCCGAGTCCGTAAAGGCACGCTGGCAAGCTAAGGTCTCCGGCCTAGCAAACGCAGGCGAAGCTATCGTGCTCGATCAGGGCCTGGAATTTGAGAGCATGACCATTACGCCTCTCGACGCCCAGTTCCTGCAGAGCCGAGATTTCGGGGTGGATGAAGTTGCTCGTTGGTTCGGGGTGCCTGTCCGGTACCTTATGAAATCTGGGGATGCAGCTTCTGTAAAGCAGCAATCGGAGCAGGATAACTCGGAGTTCGCTCTCCACAGCTTGGAACCAGTCACCCGGAACATCGAGTCGTACATCGATTCCGATATCATCCCGAGCACGCTCTTCTCTGACTTCGACCTGAGCCGGTATCAGATGGGTGACACCAAAACTCGCTCAGGGGCCCACTTGCTCGAACGTAAGGGCAGCTACAAGACCATCAACGAGATTCGACAAGAGGAAGGGTTGCCCCGAGTAGACGACGAGCGCGCAGACAACCTCTTTGAACCCATCGTGGACTCAGGCGCTGGCCCGGAGTCCGGGGGAGAAGATGTCGGCGGAAACACCGAGGACGAAGGCAATGGAAATGATGGCGAACCAGGTGAGCCTTCAGATATATAACTAGGTAGGATGGACTACTATGAGTGATCTAGTAAAGCGACAATTCGCAGCCGAACTTAGAGCAGAAGCTCGTAACGAGTTTGACGAGGACAACCCGCCTGTAGTGGCGGGCCATGCTGCGGTATTCGATGAGCGCACCCTTATCGGGTCACGACGCTACGGCTTTGTTGAGCTAATCTCTCGGGGGGCATTCGACGACGTGCTAGACAACGACGTGCGGTATTTAGAGAACCACGAGGGCCTTCCGTTTGCTCGCACCAAGAGCGGTACCTTGGAGCTTTCGATCAATAGCCGAGGGCTGCACCAACGAGCCGAGTTCGACACTCGCAATGTCCAAGCGATGAATCACTACTTCGCCATAGACCGGGGCGACCTGGACCAGATGTCCTTCGCCTTCACCATTCTTGACGACGATGTGCGTCAACTTCCCGACGATGACCCGGACTTCCCTGGCATGGTCGAGCGAACCATTAAGAAGGTCGGCCGTCTCTATGATGTGTCCGGCGTAACTTTTCCGGCATATGAAGGAGCTGATATCGGAGTGCGCAGCCTTACGAACGACAAAGAACTCCGAAGCGAGATTGAGGGCGTGCTTACACGAGCAGGCGTCCCCGCTTCGACAGAAGATCTTCCCGAGCCCCGCTCGGAAGAGCAGGAGCCTTCGGGGTCCGAAGACAACCAAGAAGACGCAATGTCAGTGGAGCGTGCTCGTGCACTCGCTGCTGCTAAGCGTCGACAAGCAAAGGAGATCCAGTAATGGATAAGAAAGCACAGTTGAAGGCGCTTCGTGAGAAGCTCATCAACGCACGCAAGGACTCTGAAGCCATCCTCGACGAAGCAGCGAAGATGGACGGTGGAGTCGAAGAGAACCTTCGGGGCGACCTTTTGGATCGCTTTACGAACAGCGATAACGTCGTTGCCGATACCATGGACGCTATTGAGGCGCTTCAGCGCTCGTACGACATGGAACGGGCAGACGCAGAGATCGTAGAACGTGAAGCGGAGGAAGCTGGCACCTCGGTAGACGAGGCCGATGCGACCTATCGTTCGGCATTCGGCAAGTACCTTCGTGAAGGTCTTGCAGGCCTGGAGCGAGACGAGGCAGCAGTGCTTCGTGCGCAGACGGTCGTTGGCGATGGCACGCAGGGTGGGTACCTCGTTGAGGATCAGCTCATGCGTCGAATCATCGAACAGCTTAAGGCTTTCGGCGGTGTACGAGAGGCCGTCAAGGTGATTGACACAGCTAAGGGTTCTACCCTCCGCTGGCCTACTCTCGATGACACCGCCAATGAGGGTGAACTCCTCGGAGAGACCGGACCTGTTACCCAGCAGGATCTCGTGTTCGGCGAAGCTAACATCGAGGCTTACGTCTACAGCTCCCGTGAAATCCCAGTCTCGTGGGTTCTCATGCAGGACAGCGAGTTCGATATCGAAAGTGAAGTTCGTGAAGCTCTAGTAACCCGCCTCGGGCGCATTACTAACCGACACTTCACGACTGGCACAGGTTCCGGCCAACCAGACGGCATCGTTACCGGCGCTACGTCGGCAGTTACCACGGCATCGGCCACGGACATCACCCACGATGAGCTGATCGACCTTGCTTACAGCCTCGATCCTGCCTACATGAACAATGTCGCTTGGATGTTCAACCACAACACCGCTGGCGCTCTGCGCAAGGTGGTCGATGGTGACGGCAACAAGGTATGGCAACCATCGCTGCGTGACGGTGAGCCGCAGACGGTGCTTGGTTACCGAGTAATCAACAACCAGCACATGGCTGATGCCACTACGGGCAACGTGCCGATCCTGTTCGGAGACTTCAAGGAAGGCTACATGGTGCGCGATGTCCGTGACATCTCGCTTGTGCGCCTTGACGAGTTGCTCGCCCGTAACCTCCAGAGCGGATTCTTCGCCTGGATGCGCACGGACGGTACCAAGACCAACACCAGTGCATACCGTGCGCTGACGATGGCCTAATAATTATCTAATTGCTCTACTCCTTCGGGGGAAGGGAAGGCCCGTCATCTCGACTCTAGTCGGGGTGGCGGGCCTTATTCTTTTGGGTGTAGGATAGAAACAGTCAAATCGAAAGGGATACCCCCGATGGATACCGTAAGTGTTTACGTACTGGAAGACCTGATGAACACAGAGTTCCAGATCAGAGCTAGTACCTCCCCACAAGAAGTACCCAGCGAAGCAGTAGAGCGCTGGCCCTCTAAGTTCGCCACAGAGCTATCTGAGGTCTCTGCAGACGAAGAGATCGATGAGGATTCTGTAGACGACGAAAGCGAGTAACCTCCATGTACCGTGCCACCCTAAATAATCGTGTACGGGTCTTTCGGCAGTTCTTTGACGAGGAGGGCCTGGGGACAGACCTCACCACGCCGACACTTACCGTTACGTTTGAGGATGGTACGGTACTAGCGTCCCCCTCGGTGACCCCCCAGTCCGAGCTTGGGGAGGGCTGGTACTCAGCAGACCTAACCCCCGCCGATCACACGGATCAACTCGGCATGCTCACTCTTACGTGGGCAGGGTCGTCGGGTGCCTTCGAGCAAAGCGTGTCGCAGAAGTTAGAAGTTGTAGGTAGTCGCTATTTCTCCATAGGAGAGCTGCGCAACATGGACGGCATCGGTAGTTCGTCCAAGTTCCCTCACTACTTACTAGAGCTAGCCCTTGCCGAGACGGAAGCCACTATCGAGGACTACTGTAAGATGTCCTTTACAAGGCGTCGGTATACGGACGTTTTTGACAGCTGCAGTTATCACAACCAATACGGTTTGTTTCTGCGCAAGCGGCCCGCTCACGAAATCCTAGCCATCACGCTGGACGATACTGCCGTGGACACTACCACCTGGAAGGTAAATCGCTTGGGACAAGCCAGGACTACGGAGGGGTTTCACGGAGGTAGCCAGCCCTTTGACGACCTGGTTGTAACCTACGTTTACGGGGAAGAGAATATGCCCCCCGACCTCCGTTGGGCTGCTCTGCGCTACGCTCGCCACCTTGTACTTACTAATATCTCGACGGTCCCTGACCGGTCTAGGATCATGCAGACCGAGTTCGGTCTTTTTGTGTTGGACCACCCTGGAGACGATAAGGCCACGGGCCTACCCGAGGTAGATGCCGTATTCAACCGCTACCGAGAAGTTGACCCAGGGAGCTTCGCATAATGGAGATCGGCACAACAGTAGGTCTCGTGCGTGAGCGCCTCATAGAACTTATCCGAGCGCAGACCGTAGGTGAGGGTCAGCGTGGCCTGGATGTAGAGGTCATGGACGCCATGCGAGCCGATAGCCGGTCGTCGGACGATATCTACGTGGGAGATGTTCGAGAGTGGCAGCAAACCCTTCAGTACTCTAGAGGAGGGGACAAACGCCACAAGAGAGACGAGAGCTACCTTGTGGATCTCAACATCTACGTAGTTCGGCAAGATCCCGAGGAATCCAACGCTCAGGTTTTACACCTGTGGGATATTGTGGACAAGCTCTTAGCGGCCCACCCCGACCTCCAACTAGAAATCCCCACCCTGGTTGTTGGGCATACAAGAGAAGGTAATCTGAATATGACGTACGACGAGAGTCAACTCGGGTACCGTTCTCGTGTTCGTATGCTTATTTCGGTAACAGTCAAGCTTCGGTAAAGGAAAGAAGACAATGGAAGAGCAAGAAGACATGTACCTAGCTACATACACCGGCCCCTTGGCCGGGATTGAGTACCGCTCAATACGGCTACCCCGAGGCACCGTCGTAGAACTACTCCCCTGGCAAGCTCAGATCCTAGCCCAGATCAACCATCCAGAGATTGAGGGCTTGGAGGATCTCCAGCTTCAGGAAGCTAGCCTGGATGAGGAGAGCGTAGGCTCTGTCGATAACAACGAGGAAGAGGAGTAAACCCCATGGGTGCATCCGGTATCGAGGCACAATTCGGTTACGCCGAGGAGTCCACCTACAACACGCCCGTCACGGTTACTCGTTTCCACGAGTTCGTGTCTGAGGGCATCAAGTTCGAGAAGAATCGTATCAAGAGCAACGGTCTTCGTGCCGGTCGCCGCATCAGTCGTCGCTGGGCACCTGGTACGCAGAAAGCATCTGGACCAATCACCTTGGAACTACCACCTGGCGGTATCGGTCTGCTGCTCAAGCACGCCATTGGTTCAGTGACCACGACGGGAGCAGGGCCTTACACACACACCTTTGTCCCTGACTCTCGGGATGGCGAAAGCCTTACCGTACAGATCGGTCGCCCATCCACGGACGGTACGCTCAACCCCTTTACCTATTCTGGCGTAAAGATCTCAAGCTGGAGCTTGAAGGCGTCTATCGATGAGTATGTCACAGCCACCTTCAACACGTACGGCGCAGCCGAGGAGTCTGACTCAGGCACGATCCCCCTGGCTTCGGCTGTGTACCCCGCTGACGACGACCCCTTTGTGTTCACCGATGCCCAGGTGACCGTAGATGGTGTTGTGCACTGCTTTACCGATATCGACCTGTCGTACGAGTCCAGCCTCAAAGAAGACCGCTACTTTATGTGCCCAAATTCTGGTGCCACTCCCGACGAACCTTTGGACAACGGGGAGATCGAGGTTTCAGGTACCCTTGCCGGGGACTTTGATGACCTGACCTTGTACAACATCTATAAGACGGACACCGAGGTGCCCCTTGTACTGACGTTTGCTGCTTCGGGCGGCCTTTCTCTCGTTATCACCATGAACGTTCGGTTTGATGGCGAGACCAGCACTGTTGACGGCCCAGAGATTCTCGACGAGAGCATTTCCTTCATGGCCACGAGTGACACCAGTGACGCAGCTGCGTTTACAGCTGTGCTCATCAACAACGACTCAGCAGTGTAAGTGTGGCGAAGGACTTATTCAGCACTCGTGTGCTGGGTGTTTCTGAGGTGTCTAAGTCTCTAAGGTCTTTGGCGGATCCAGTTGAGATCCGGAAGATGGATAAGAAGGCTGCGGAGATTTTTGCCGATGCTGTGCGAGATGAAGCCCCCGTACGCACAGGTGCGCTCCGGGACAGTGTGCGAGTAGTGCAGAAGGGGGACGGATACTACGCAAGGCTCGGGGATTCTAACACCACCTATGTTCGTCCCGTATTGGCCCATGAGTCCTCCGTGCGAGGCAAAAACTTTCTGCACCGTGCATTTGACAACACCCGAGAGTCTCGTCTAAGCTTCTACAGGAGAGCTATGTCTGCACTCATAACTAGGAACCGTTTACGGAGGTAAACACAATGTCCGACCCAACCCCGCAGGATGAAGTACAGTGG